CTGAAATATCGGTATTTGGACCGAAGTACCTTGCTCTCCTAGGTTATAGGCGCGATGGAAATAAAATTTTTCCTGCTGCGCCTCTACCCAGTGTACGAATCGAATATGTTCGACAAGTACTTTTGGCTTATGGAAAAGAACATAAAAAACTCTATCGGACCTTGAAAAGGACCGGTTTAGTTTTTCATCCCTGCGTTCCTGAATTTATACGATGTCGTGCTACAAAAGCAGACATCGTAGTCTATTCAGAAATGGTTGAGAATGTCTTGCCAGAAGGCCAACTTTCGAGGAAATTTCGAGTTGCTTATGAAGCATATCGAGCGTTTATCACATCTGTCAAGCTTTATTGGAAGGGCTATAAAAGGCCCTTTCCCGATAAAGATTTAGTTGACATGAGGATAAATTTTCTTCGAAATCCTATTAAATTTACAAAAGAGTTAAAGGCTCTGTTTAATGGCTTCAGAAATGAAGTCTTAAGTGAGTCTACTCGTTTGCCGAATCTTCTAGGTTACTTTTATTCAAGAGAAGTTTGTAACGAAAATAAGTTACAATCATCCTTTTGCTTACGTGCTCTTCCTGCATATGCAGAAGATTTAGAACCGGAAATACAAAACTGTATTAAGCGGTATACTACCACGAGCGAAGGTTATGACCTGACCGAATGGAAAGAATGGGTAAAAGATTGGACGAAATTTTATCGTCCAAAAGTTTACCCTTATTTCTTCCCAATTTCTGTCGGAACAGGAGCCTGTCTTGAATTTAGTAGGTCTGACGGGGGAATGACTAAAGCAGTAAAAAATCTTTTAGCATCGAGATTAACCAGGGAAAATTTAACCCTGTTTAACAAAGATGTTTCAAAATTTGAAATGCTTAGTCTTTCACGTCTAGATACCACAGATAAAAATGGATTATATTTAATCTATTCCTGTCTTTCCAGTCTTGGGCCAGCTATAGGACATGCAAGAGAATGCAATGGGGGGTGTAAATACACCTCATTGCATCCTCCGATGTGTATACTGGCTATCCGGGAGAGGGGGTATAAGGTCCGTTTACCGACTATGACCGTAAGCCCGATAGTAATACTATCGAAAGTCTTACGGTCTGTGGCGGACTCTTATCTACGTTCAGATCCTAGGATCGCGCCTTCATTACAAGGCAAGTATTTTGATACTTTGCCTTTTAATAGTAATGAAGGTTTTCGATCACAGGATTTAACCGTTGCTACTGATCATCACCTAATTGAAATGACCCGAGAATTTTATAAAAATATAAACCCGGGGATCCAAGTATGGGATGACATAGTAAATGTTGTTTGTAACTACTATACAATATTCTCATCTGATCAGCTTCAGACGTATAGAATGCTCAGAACTAAATCTGAGTCATATTTCTATAGTCTTAAATTTGAATCCGCTATGAAGGATAAGTTCTTTAATAAATTTATGAAGAAATATTATCCTGAATATGATTCAATTCCGATGGATAAAGAATACTTCAGTAGTTCTTGGGAAAATATACATGCAAGATTCGGGAGAGTAACCGTTCGAGGACAGCCCATGGGGGTGTCTTCGTCCTGGCCTCTCTTGCCTCTTGTTACGCTCTTTGCGTTCGAAACAAGTTCGAAAGCACCGAAGATAACGATCACTAGAGAAGTTTCGAAAACTATACCTCTAGGTGATAGCTTGTATTTTGCCCGTGTCTTAGACGATAAAGATCAAAAAGTGACCCTAAAAAGGGAAGTTCCTTTTGATTATTTAAACGTTCTAACGACAGGTGATGATGGTATAATGTCTATGAGTAGAGATCATAGTGAACGACACACTGCTCAGCTTTTAAAGCTGGGTAGTATAGTGTCGCCGACTAAAGATTACTTTCACAAGCATTATGCTATCTACACAGAGATCATCTACAAAGACAAGAAAATGTTAGGAATTCTTCCTATGGGTCCATTTTTGGCCCCATTTTCTACTCGTTTCTGTACATGGTACTCACAGCCAAAGGC